TTGGCAGCAATGAGGTTCGTGAGAGCAAGGGCAGTCGTCGGGGTTGTTTCGTTCTGGATGCTGTTCACCGAGAAGTCAACGATTTCTGCGAGGATGCCAGTGTCGATGGACTTAGCAACTGCATAACCTGCAATCTTGAGCTCTTGAGCCTTCAAGTCGGCAGCAGCCTGAACATTGAGGGTATCAAGAATCAAGAACGGACGCATAGGAACTTGCGAGACCGTGATGGTCTTCACAGAGTCAGTCGTCACAGAGAGGTTATCTTCGAGTTTGTCACCATCAGCATACGAGTATGCAGAGAGTTCCTGAGCAACCGGGAAGTCAACAGACTGTCCACGCCCTTTGAGGTCCATGTCGCGACGGGTGACGAAGTTCGCGGCTTGGAGATTCTTCTCACGAATCTCAAGGATGTAATCCGAGAGAATACGTGGGATATAGGACGCACCGGTGGTTCTGGTATTTGTGCTTGACAGAGCCATAGTGAGAGAAGTTATCTACTCTCTCACAGTGTTCTTAGGCTTGTCTCATGGCGTCAACGAGGGCTTTTTCTTCTTCTGTCATGTCGGAAATCTTTCCGTCACGAGCATCTTGCCATGCGTTGCCAGTGAGTTCAGGCCGTTCGGTTTCTGGGAGAGGAGTAGGGGTGATTTGAGTTGGTGGAATTTGTGGCGCTTGTGCCTGACCTCCTTCTCGAAGAACGCTATCGAGGATTCTCGCTTTCACTGCATTGACGGCACTTGCGGCATCGCTGCCGGAGTTCACCATCTCTGATTCAATCAAGTCGAGATTCGCATCGACGAACGGGTCTTTCTTTGCCATCACCAAGAGTTTTGTCTGGGCAACGGTTTCGTAAAACGTCCGTTCGATAGGCGTAGGTTCGTTCGGTTCTTGAGGTGCGGGCGTACTTTGAGTCTGGTTTCGAGCTTCTTCGAGTGCGGACTCAGCGGCCTTACGCCGGTCTCGCTCTTCTTGGAGCGCTCTCTTCAGATTCTCAGTGACATCAGCACTCGGAGTTGTTACGGGTTCACTCCCGGTCGGTGCTTGCGAGTTTTGTGTAGGCGTCGGGGCTACTGGAGTCTGCTCTCCTGGATTAACGACGGTTGTTCCTTCTGACATAACTTTAACGCCTTATGATTAACGTGATAGGTGTTTCACGAGTTATGACTTATTTGTTCTTCTTTGAATGTATGTTGCTAGAGATGCCCTGTCAAGGGAATACTTCTTTTCTTTCAAGCGGTCCCTTCGATACTTTACCTTGAACTTGTTGACGTTCTCCGCTTCTTTCAAGGCGAGGTAGTCTGTTATGTCCCTATAGGTAATCTTCATAGCATCGATAAGAGTTTTTCTCTGATGAATATCCCGTGGTTTATCTGCGTTCTGAGTCGTTGTTCATCGAGTGGATTCTTTGTCACAATCAATTCCTGGAAGAGGGTATCCATTTCAATGTCCTTCGTCATGAGGGAATGCTTCAGGCCCTCAATATTTCCGTTCCCAATATAGTACCGAACATCGTTGGTGTACATCTCACAAGCGATAAACACGCCCTTGAGACCAGCGCGTATTTTGTCATCGTCTTCATTTAAGATGGCTTTTCTCCACGGGTCTGGGTTACAGACCGAAAAGAGTTCTTCTTGGCTTATCATTGCATTGGTTGTTCTTGTGGGACCTGGCCTGTCTGCCCTACCTGCATTTCTGCTGAGTGTTGTGGGACTGCCCCGCCTGATACCGCTACATGGTCATCCAAGTGTTTGATAAGCATCTGGAGCTCCTCTACTTCTTGTGGGGGAACTTCAATACCTTCCGCTTCGGCTGCTTGGAGTTCTTGCTGTCTCGCTTCAATTTCGGCCTTATGGAGTGGGATGTGAATTTCAGCTACATCTGTCGGCAGTACACGGGCTGTTACCGGGTTCTGGTTCTCGCTCTTAGCGTCTTCAATCTGAGCGGCCTGGTTCTGGACATCTGTTTTCTCAATGTCCTTCAGGTTTGGCAAGTAGCGTTCAACATCCTTAATGAGGAGGCCTTTTTCAAAGAGGTCTTCCCAAATTGGTTCTTTATTGATAACCACTGGCTTTGGTGATTTCTCTTCCATGTACACCTGGTTCAGAATGAGCGAGTACTTCTGGAGTTCTTCTTGCTGTGATGACAAGGCTGTGGAACCGGACACAATAACGACATCCGTCATCGCCTGGATGTCCTTCAGCTTTATCGACTTTGTCTCAGGCTGACCCTTTCGGTTTAATACCCGGTAAAACGACTTTTCAGGGAGATACTGTTGGTTCAAGTACAAGGCATATTTTCCAATGGGCTCAAGTACTTCTTTCTCAAACGAAGCGAGAATCATCGCCATACGAGCGTTGGATTCCTGCGTCTTAATCTGAACTTCACCCAGTGTTTTTTCCCCTGCTATTTCCTGGGCACCAGTCTGGAAGTCTGTGATTCCTGACGCATTCTGCTTTGCCTGCTTCAAATATCCGGAGACAAAACTGAATCCTGACATGGAAGGAGACGGGGTTTCCATAACACGGACCGACTGCCCGAGTGTTCGTACAGGGACGAGTGTTCTTGGTCGGTATTCGAGCGACTCAACATCCAAGATGTTATTTGGATTGTATTCCATTGGCCGAGATGTATCAGTCCAGAAGGCTTCAATAACCATGTTGAGGGTGTCTTCTTCGGCTTCAAGAATGCCAATGACTGGCTCAATCAAGCCAAATCCATACATCTTTCCCGGGCGGTTAATCGGTCGGAACAACCCCATCGGAGTGAACTGCTTGAAGAAGCGATTCTTTTCAATCTTAAGAGTTACCGGTACAGCACCTTCTTCAACGGCCCCAAAGACAATACAGAAGTTCTCGTAGTACCCAGACTCATTCATGACCTTCACATACACCTCAGCGGTGATGATAGGGTAGTTGTTTAATACAGAACTCTTGTGTCTTTCAGTTACGACGCCATCCTTCTGGTCCATCCGGTCTTTCCAGTAGTCGGTAGTTCGTATTTCTTTGTTCAGTTTTTTTACATCAAAACCCATAGCCTTTAACTCGGCATAGGTCTTTGTTTCTTTGTGTCCGAGAAGTTTTGCTGAAGCTACATCGCAGGCAGCAGTGTCCCAGATAAGGTCGAATGGCTTGATACACTGCAAGGTATAGTTGTGGACGGTATCTTTTTCTTCCCGGATAACATCTTTTGCGAATGGTTCCATCCATGGGGCGGTAATTTCTTTCCCAAGAATTTCTTTTGTCCGGCGAGATGTGATGATACTTTCATTCTTCCAGCCTATTTTCCATCCTGACAAGCCAGTAATAAGTCCCCACTTGGCGACTTCCCCAATTACTCGCTGAGCCTCAGACTCATCCCACTGGTATTCTGAGTATTCTTCATACTTTTCTGCCGCTTCTGCATCTCCACCTTCACGAGCGAGGTACTTGTACTTCGGTTGTTTTGCCAGAATACGAGGAAGAGCATTCTCTACCAATGAAAAAGCACCCCCGAGGGTGACTTTTGACTCAGTATCTTCTGAAATAGACCCTTCTCGGAGTTTGTTCTCATAGCGTTCAAGGAACTCCAACCACTTTTCCTTGATTGTGAGATATGACCGACCATGAGTGAGGACGATAGAACGAGCGTATTCTTCAACGAGTTGTTGTGAAAGCATAAAGAAGAGAATGATTTACCTTGAATGTAGCAGTCCTACTATGGAACGCAAGGGATTTAGTACCGGGTTTTCAATTTTCCGGCATACTCATCTTCTGTCATAGCCCAATACCGAAGCATATCAGCGGCGTGTGAGGTCCAATCATGCAGAGGTTTGTTCTTATACACTCCCATTTTCTCGTTGAATTCCTTCCGATACTGCGCAATAGCATCCAGGAATTTCCCGCACCGCTCTTTATCAACCCACAGGGTATTCATTCTTCTTCGTACAGCGTCAATACCATCCTCAAGTGAAGACTTCTTAACCACCTCGAAGTTCAAACCGAGCTCCATTGCTGTTTCGAGTCGGCTTCTTCCGCTCCCAAGTTCTCGAACCGCAATATCATGTGGGGCATAGTGTCGGCCATACACATATCTTTTCTCCTGGAGCACACGGGCAAAGAAAGGGAGCCCTTCACCTTCAGCTTCATAGTAGTCAATCATGTGCCATTCCTTCCCTACATGCTGGAAGAACCCAATCGCTGTCGCGTCCCCAACACCAAGGTCCCACCAGGTATGCACAGGAAGAGACATTTCATACGGAACTGATGTATACCGTTCTTCTTTCTTCATCTGCTTCACTTGTTCTGAGTAGTAGGTTCCCTTCATGTTGAAATCCGCCCATGACCCATTGAGCCAAGCGTTCCTCAAGTCTTCATCCTGAATAGACTTCAACCGAAGTTCGTAGGTCTTGTCTATTTCGTTGAGCTTGGGGTTGTCGGTGAGACGCGAGGGGATAAATACGCGAGTAAGTGCAGTGACCGGGTCCCGGACAAATATTCCTTTTTCTCCTGGGTCGTCAGGGATATTCCAGCGGCGCTTAACCCAATCGTGACCAGGTCCATCTGGGTTTGTGGTGGCAAAGATTTGGGGTTTAATCTCTGGGATAGTGGAACGATTAGACCCAAGCAAACTTTCATAATCACTTTCTCTAGGAATGTGGGTGAGTTCTTCGATAAGGACTTTCTGGTATTCATGGCCTTGGTATTTAGAGTAAGCATTCTCATCTTTCAAGTGACCAGTACGGATTGTTGCACCAGACGGGAACTTTATTTCCGTCGGATTGCCCACAAATTGGGCCCCTGTGCCCGCATACATGGTCCGAGCACGGTCTATCCAGTCCCTCAAGTCATCAGCGTTCCTACGAATAACCAGGGCCCTATACCGTTCATACTGAATCCAGTAGAGCAACCAGACCATTCCGGTATCTGTCTTCCCTCCACCTCGGGAGCCACCGAAAAGAATCTCGTTTTCCTGTCGGAGTAACGCCTTCTCCTGCTTAGGCAGAGGCCGCCAGATTACTTGTTCAGACTGCTTCGTATCTTGTTTCGGAATAGCCATAGAAAGTGTCTCACCCCTAAGAGGAAAAACTGCTTAGAAAACAAAGGATTACCAGGAAGGAGTCTCATTTGCATCCGCACCGGCCCTTATAGCCTCTGTGCTTGTTACATACTTCATAGAAATCAGGACGTGATTCCACATGCTTCTTCACTGAGCGCTCATGTGCCACCTGAAGATGCTCCTGGTACGCAGGGTCAGGATTACTCGGTAAGATAATCGTCTTCGACTCTGGGGTGGAAAACTCGAACTCAATCGTTCCATCTTCTCCCATAAACGTATCCAAGAATCCTTTCGGAATAATCACTCCACGACTATTGCCTATCTTTATGACACTGAATTTCATGTGAGTATGTTAGAACATTACCTTCTTAATTTAGTTTTTTTGTTAGAACAATGCAAGGGATTCGGTTATAACAGAGGGGTATAGGGGGATGGATGTTATAACATGAGGGTGGGGGTTTAATATTTTGGAGACCCAATTTTTTTAGGGGTAAGATTCTCCCCAGGAGTATTATCTGGGGGGGCGTAGGGGGTCTCTTTTTCCCTTAAATAAGCCAAGAATCAAGGAAAAATAAGAAAAATACACGTCCCATAATACATATTAGAGGACATTGTCGATGGCTTATCTAAGCCTAAAGGTCGGCCCCCTCTTCGGGTGCTTGCTTCTGGTTGCTAGGCAAAAAGACTATGCCCAAGTTCTTATTGTTGTTGATTTGCACGTCAGGCGAGAGACGGCCTTTGATTCTAAAGGCTAGCTCTAGCTCTGCTTTCCGATTGCCCTTTTTCGCTTCAATATCCTCATTCAAAAAGCCCGTAAGTCTATCGTCCGTGAGTCCATTTTCCTCACAGATTTGCATGAAAGAGCGACTTCTCGTGATTCTTTGAGGGTTTCTAGCAGTACTTTCAGGGTAGCCAGCCTTGCGTATCGCGTCCGGTACCTTGCCACGATTTGCCACGATTTCCTGGAATACTATCCTATGCCTCAATAAAGGCTCTCTTTTGGGTGAGACGCGTGTCTTTGGTGCTTTTTCTGCGGATTGTTCCTTTTTCATTGTTTTGATTTAGTTTGTTTCGTTTGTGGCTTCAGATTTTGCGTTTTGGGGCGTTTTCGTGGTTGGGGTGGTGTATTGGTATTACTTTTGGAGGATGTTTCTTTTTGGGCGATTTTTTCGCGCTCCTCCTTTTCAGTCAATAGCTTTTCGCAGTACTCAAAGATGAGGCTTTCAGGGATTGCGTTGATAGTCCGGAATTTTCTGTTTTTGGGTTCGTATTTCATGGATGAGATACTACTCTTTCGGGCTCTAGTTGGTCAATGGTTGCTAAGTACTTGACAAAATATATACAAGAGAGTATACTGTGTGTATACCTGAGTAGGAAACACCTTAAATATACTTTTCGTGTTCAATCCTCATTCGGGCCTAGAAAACAGAGAATAGCCCCAAGGGACACAGTCAAACAAAAGTACTTGTCCGGGTTACTCTCACAGCCTGTACCTTCACAACTTCACGCAAGGCCAACTTCAAAAGTATGGTCACAAAAAAACAAGCTCAACTATTGCGCCACCTTTTGGGTGGTAGTCACGTCCTCACAGCGCTCTCAAGTGAGTACAGCGAGGACGACGAACAAGCCTTTGTTGAGAATTTCGGAGCAACTTTTAGTGAAGCGGAAAAAGCTCTTGAGGAATTGAGATGGTTACTTGATGAAAAGCGGACAGCCTAAATTATTGCTTTGCGTGGAGTCGCGAGGGTACAGGTTAACGGGTGGTGCTTCCCCTGTCACATTACAGGGAAAATGTCAAACGTATGAAGTTCACTCTTTGGGTAGCGGTTGTGTTCCTTGTGTGTTCATTCGGGAAAATGGCGACGGATGAGAAGCGTATTTCATTCGATAACTCTCGGGCCTTCCAAAAGCCCGTAGTAGTTGCGCCCCCGGTCGAAGTGACTCAGACAGTTCCAACCGCTCCCGTGGATGTGTTAAGCATGATTGCTCAAACATTCCCTGAGGACACCGCTACTATGGTAGCGATTGCCAAGGCGGAAAGTTCTCTTAATCCTCATGCAGTGTCCATTACGGACAAGATGGCTGACGGTCGCGCCTTCTCGTATGGGCTCTATCAAGTCAATCTCACTGTTTCGGTTGTTGGTGGGGTGGATTGTTCGAAAGCCTTTAGTGGGCGAGACTACCAGGCCAAGGTGATAGACGAGGCGCTCTTTGCCAAGTGTATCAAGCTGGCCACCGACCCGGCGACCAACTTGGCTACAGCCCGGGCAAAGTACGAAACAAAAAGAGGCCTAGCGCATTGGGGCGCGTACACCTCAGAAGCATATAAGCG